AATCACCCGCATCTCCTTTGATGTATTCATACTCCACCTCATACTCTTGCTCTCTTAATTCCACATCTCTACTTCTCATCTTCGTATCTTTTTAAGTTTACCTCCATTCTTTCCAAAATATGCTCTTTCATAAATTCAAAGTCCTCTCCTTTATTCTTATATTCTATTAGAGATTTACAATCTAAATAAAGTCTATAAAGGTTATAATACTCTTCTTGTTCTACTTTTAGTTTCATAATTTATTTGGTTTTTGATTAATGTTTGTTTTTAAAAAGGGGCTTTTAAACCCCGTTTGTTTTATCTTTTTATGAGGTTTTGAACTTCGTGCATACAGTTTGTAAAATCATTCTCTTTACCATCTAAATCTACCAAGCAAAAGTTGTGATATTTTAAAGTGTATTTTGATGCTTCTAATCTAAAGTGGAGCAAAGTTGATTTAAAAAAATCTTTAAACATAGTTCTAACTTCCTCTTCACTTGTACTTGCATCAAACCCTAAAACATCTGACATACCTTTAACGTCCTTGTAAAATTGCATTGCACCTTTACTGGTTGCACATTTATAATTATCAAAAAACGCATTGTTTCTTCTTGTTATTTCAGCATAGACCTTATTCCAATAAGCATCATCTCTTTCTTTAGATTCTTTTAGTTCTTGCTGATATTTAGCTTCTTTGCTAGCCTTTCTGATTTTAGCTCTTTCTGTTAACTCACCAACTCTTTTAGGGTAAACCATACCCTCACCTTCACACATAAAGCAAACTCCGTAAACAACATGAGTAAACTCAGTTTGACCGCTACCTCCACATCTTGGGCATTTTATCTTAGTTGACTTGCACATAATATATTTGTTTTTAATTATGATGTAAATTTAATCCTTATAAACGACATAAAAAAACTTTTTAACTATTTTATTAAAAAAAGTTAATAATAAACCCCTAACGAATTAACGAAAGGGGTTGTAAGTATTTGATTTTAATATGGTTTAGGTAAATTCTACCATTTTTCTAGTTAAAAAATCCTGATATACTTTATTATTTACTTTGTACTGATGCATACTATCCTCACATATTAGTATTCTTTGAACAGTTCCTTGTTCGGTAAATATAGTTTTAAATAGTTTAACGTTTAACGAACCGCTAACTGGACATCCCCACTTTGGTGAGCCTTGAGATACTGCTTTATTTGTAACACTCGCAAAATATGGTTTTAAAGTGATGTATAGCTCTTCGGTTGTAACTATATCGCCTTTGTTATAATCTACCATTTTTTTAAGATACTCCTTTTGCTGCGCTGCCGTTCCCTCTTCTATCATATCCCACATATGCAGACCCTCGTGTGATTGCTTCAATGTAAGACCGAAATACTGTGCCATGTAAGCCATTGAAAAAGATGGAAGTCTAAAGTATCTTTTTGCCATTCTGTAAATATCGAATGATTTAACATATCTATCTACAAATAAACGATGTTTGGCTGCTCTTGTATTTATTAGTTTGTTATCAAAAGAGTTATTATTCTGCCCGATTATCATTGATGCCTTGTTATATTCTTTTAAAAATATTTCCAACATCTTTTTGTCGCAATGCTTTTTATCCCACGTAAGGCTATAAACTTTATTCTCTCCGACCCATTTCCAAGCGATAGAAATTATTGTAGTTTCACTTTTTAGAGACTGATGTTTTACGTATTGCTTTCCAGTACTCCACAATTTAGCAGTTACTCGACTCGTTTCAATATCGTAAACCATTACTTTTGAATCTACAACATCCTTTTGCGAGAAGGTAAGCCCCATGCTTTTTGCATACGTTCTTATCTGTCGCTTTGAAACATTAAAGTAGTTTGATAACTCTAACTCAACATCTTTTCTTTTTTTGTTTGAACTATAAAGGTCAATTATTAATTGATTATCAGCAGGTTTTAAATAATACATTTTTATAATTTTTGTCTAATATACAAAAAAACCTCTATTTTCTAAGTTTTTGGATTTTCTCCAATGAGCGACCACCAAAATAAGCACCGTAAACCAAAAGCAATAAAGAAGATAGTAAAGAAATCCAATCCTCACGAACGCTAAACCCTTCAACTGATGAATCTATAATTATAAAAATTGACATTGAAACCGTTAAAAACATCATAACCAATGGGCGCACGTTTTTAGAAAGGTTGTTATCGCTTTGCAAATCTGCCTGCCATCGTTTTGTAACCTCTTCTAGCTCCACCTTATCCATTTCTAGCATCTTTAATGCTATATCTTTATCTTTTGATGTGATACTATCACTACCTTTTATTCTATCGCTTAGAACGTTTAAAGATGATATACCTGTTATACTCCCTGCTATATCCAATATCTCAGGTGCAACTCCTCCGATAGTACGTAAGAAATCTCCTACTCTTGTAGTTCCGTTCTTTTTTTTATAGTCTCCCATTATTTTTGCAATTTATAGCACTCTATAATATCTTGTACTAATTCTCTTTCCTCTTTGCGAAGTTCCTTTTTATCCTCTCGTAGTTGATATATAGCTTTCATTAACTCTACGTTCTGCTGATGCACTATATAATATACTACAAAGCAAAAAGAAACCGTAAGAGACAACGATACTCCGTTATCCATTATCATATTAAAAAAGCGGCTTTTTATGTCCTCAACACTCATCTATGAGAAATAAAGCTCAGCCTCTTCTTTTCTACGCTTAACTAAACCTTGTAATGTTTTACCTCCTGCTTTTACCCATCTACTAAATTGATACGTAATATTATCATCGCATGGATTGGCATTTACTTTTTTTAGTAGTGTACTACTTTTTAAAGCTCCGTTTCCTAGATTGTAGGCAAACGATACAAGCGCATCGAATTGGTTTTGACTTATATCAGATGTAACATATCTATTTACTGCTGCCTCGTAGTTTCCAAGCATATCAGCAAGCAGCTCACTAGCGTATTCCTTAGATATAGATTCATCTGATAGTTGCACCATTTCTCCGTTAGGGTAGTATGTAGCCCCGTAACCAATAGTAGGTACACCCGCTGGACAGTTGTAAGGCTCTGACATAAAACCCTCGTATTTCTTTATTAATTCAATTCCATTTATTCCTGTTCTCATATTAGTTATAATTTAGATTTTTAAATTTTCCGTTTAAGCTCTCGAAAGTCGTTTGCATGTCTCTAGGTAATAAATCAATACCCATTGCCCACATATCAAACACCGCTAATAATATGCTAAAATTAGTTTCGTAATAACTTGCGCCGAATATTGATGTAATCCTATGGTCGAATGATTTTATCACATCGTATCTGAAAGAATCAAACAATCTTAGTACGTAATCAATGTCATCCTCTTTAATATCTTTACTCGCCCAATGTTTTCGAACCTCTTTAATATAATTCGTGTGCATTTGCATTTGATTCTCAATAATAAAGGTCTTTAATTTATCTTTATTCATTGAATCGATGCCAGTTGTTTCTGCTACTTCTAACATAAGCAGTCCGCAATGTTTTACTTTGTATTTTGTAAAGTCATAACACATAGCGGTTTTAACCCTATCAAACTTTTTATCGGTGTAGAACTTCATACTTCTAACCTCGTACTGCGTTCTTTTTAGGGTGTTAAAAATATCGTGATTTTTCAAGTCTGATACTACTGAATCTTTAGCGTTTTTTTTCTTGTTTTTTTTAGCGTTTATAAAAGCTATTACTATTCCACTAAGCGACCCTACGGCTATTCCTAGAAAGCCAAAAAGGTCTCCGTTGCTTACATTAGTTCCTGCTATCATCTTTAAAAACTATATCAATGTTGTCAATCAGTTTATTAATCACATCTTTAAAATTACCACCTTCTTTAAATATTGCTAAAATCGAAAACAATCCAAAAGTAGCACACCCACTAAAAATGGCAAGTAAAAAAATGATTATAGAGTCGGTAAAGTCTGGAGGTGTGTCGCCTTTTAATATAAAAGCGATTCCCGTTATTCCAACAACAGATATTAATAGGTGCTTAAAAATAGTAGGAAGTTCTAATCTGTCATCTATCGGCTTTTTCATTTTATTTTGTTTTCTTGATAGTTAATACCCCTTATGCTATGTGCTCCATTTCCG